CGCGGTGCGCTCTGACCCCATCGCGATCAAGTACCTCGCCGTCGGTGATCCTGAGATATCGCTGCACTGGATGATGGGCATGCGCGAATGCAAGGGCCGCGCGGACTGGCTCACCAACATCGACGGACAGAAGGTGCTGGTGGGATTGAAGACGGCGCGCGACTGCCGGCACATGGTGTTCGGCAGTCAGGCGGCCAAGTTGGGGTACCACCTGCAGTGGGCGTTCTATCACGACGGATTCGAGACGATAACGGGCGCGAAGCCCCACATGGTCGAAATAGTCGTCGAGTCAGATGCGCCCCACGCCGTGGCGGTGTTCATCATACCCAACGACATTATTGAGCAAGGGCGCGAGGAGTATCAAGCCCTGCTGCGAACCCTCGATGACTGCGAGGCCGCAGACGTGTGGCCGGGGCCGGTACCCAACGAAGAATTCTTAACCCTCCCGACGTGGGCTTACGCGCGCGACGATGAGGATCTATCCGACCTTGGATTGGAGCAAGTCGCATGATGAACGATGAACCGAAGAAACACCCGAAGCCGACCGTGTACGACCAGTTGTACCCTGGCCGCTTTATCAAGGCAGCGGAGCTCTTAGGAAAAAAGGTGACGCTGACCATGATCGACGTCGAACTCGAGGATCTCGAGGGCGATGACGGCAAGAAAACCAAGTGCGTCATTACCTTCAAGGAATCTCCGAAGAAGCTGGTGGCCTGCAAGACCAACGGCCTTTGTATACGCGACATGTTCGGCAAGGAATTGGCGAACTGGATGGGCAAACGCATCACGATCTTCGAGGACGTGTGGAATGGGGAGCCCTGTATTCGCGTGTGGGGCTCGCCCGACATCGCCGAGGAACTTGAAGTGACGGTGACGCTGCCGCGCCGGCGCCCCTTCAAGAAGGTCATGCACAAGATCGAGTTGAAATCGGCGGCCTAACCATGCTGATGGATCAACTCTTCGATCTGTACGAGGCGGAGTGTATTCCGCGCCTGCAATGGCGTTCACAGCGCGACTACCGCAGCATAGTAATCATCTTGCGCCGGGTGTTCGGCCACAAGCGAGTGGTCGACGTGCGTCCCAAGGATGTCGCCGAGTTCATCAATGTGCCGACGGGTCGAGTTCACCGCAACCGGATGGTCACCATCCTTTCGACGGTGTTCAAGAAAGCCATGGGCCGTTGGTGCCTTGACCTGAATCTGACGAATCCCTGCACGGTGATTGAGCGCTGGAAGACGTACCCGCGAGAGCGCTACGTCAGCACCGAAGAGTTTCATGCCTTCCGCGCCACTGTGCGGCCGCAAGTTCAGATTGCCATGGACTTGGCCTGGGTCACTAGCCAGCGCCAAGGGGATTTGCTTGGGCTCAAATGGTCCCAAGTGAAAACTGAAAACATCCCGCGCGACCAATGGCACCTCGAGATTGATCAAGGCAAGACCGGCAAGAAGTTGGCGGTGGAAGTCTCAGCCGAAGTAGAAAAAATACTGGACCGCGCCTGGCTCATGGAGCCGCACTGGCCGCGCGAATACGTTCTGCGCACCAAGCACGGCAAGCGGTACACCGAGGACGGCTTCCGCGCAATGTGGCAGCGCTATATGCGCGCATGGATGAAGGCCGGCAATGAAAATTTTCACTTCCATGATCTGCGCGCGAAGAGCATATCGGACAATCCCGATTTGATGGCGGCCTCGCTGCTCGCTGGCCACCAAAACAGCGCGATCACTCGGCGCATATACGACCGCAATCGACGCTTTGTGAAGGTCGCTGCGATGAACGCCAGATAAGGGAAAAGGTTCTGAACTTGTTAATCGAAGGTACCTTTATGAACAACGTTTACGACTCCATTTTGAAAGCCGCGGATCACATCGATCGGTTCCCGGATGAGTTTTTGTTTTGTTCTACTGCCAGACCCAAGGGTCCAGGTTGCGGCACTCCCGGATGCGCGTTGGGCTGGATCGGCACTTTTTCAGGTTACAAACACAATCGAATTTCTTTCGGGGCGGTTGCGCGGGAAGTTCTACAGGTTCCCTGCGAGCCCTTGTCAGACGGTGACGACGAGTTTTACCGGAGAATGGAAGTCTTGTGCGGAGACGATAGTTGGCAACGTCACGCGAAAGAATGCGCGCGTGTGCTGCGCCTCTACGCCGTGGAGTATCACTCTCCTGCAAAGCATCAGTTCACTGGTCTGCCGGATATCGTGCGCGAGATTTTCCGCGAACAGACAGAAGCTGCAAAGGATTGACTACAAATGGATAGGCCAATGATTTGCGACGACTGTCAGGAAACCACCGACTGGAAGCACGCAGTGCAGGAAGATCCATGGGGCCGTCCGACCGGCGATGTGTACTGCGAGAATTGCGCCGAGAAGCGATGGGATCGCCAGCAGGAAAAGCTGATGGAGGAAGCGTGAGAGACATGGCTGTTGGCATGTGCCCAGGCTGTGGGAATGAGCGCAACGCATGCGCTTGTGACAGCGGTGGCTTACTTGAGATACCGCCATTCGTAAAGGGCGAGATGCGCAAGCACATGGCTTTTGACCGCCTCATACGGGCCGCTCAGGCGCTCCTGGCCGAGAACACCGACACTGCGCGGGCTTCTTATACCGTTGGCGGCAAGCTCGCTGATGCCGATTGGCGGCGTGAAGATCCCGACCATTTCAAAGTCTGCCGGGAGGTTCGCAACGCACTGAGAGAAGCCGCGCGATGCTTTCCTGCGCAAAGATTCTCTGAACAAGGAAATGTTAAATGAGAAAGTCTTGGCAAGCAATGTACGAGGATGCAATCAAGGCACGTCGAGACGATCTAGCCCGCATCCGCGCGCTTGAGGCGGCGCTGCGTGAGATAGAGACATTCGGCAGCGGGAGCGCCGTTAGGGTTGCCCGTGAGGCGCTTGGTTCCACTGCGGAAACGAATTGTAATCAGACAGGCAATCCGCTGGCACCAAACCAGCCGATGGCTGAACAGACCTTGGCCGGAGGGTCCTTGTCGAATATTCCGTCCTCCCAAGTGGAAACGAAAGGAGACTCAGATGCTGGTCGGTCCTAACGAGTTCTTTGAAATCGTGGGGGAACTGTATCACGCCAGGTTTCATCGCCTTCGTCCTGGCAAGGACGACCCGATGCAGAACAGCAGTGACCCGGACAACGTAAAACAGTTCCAGGAATGGGCTAACGGCCCGCTTGCTTTCAACGATGCGATTGAGTGCATCAGCCGGCTCAATCACTACGTCACGAAACTGGAAGATCAACTATGAACCGGGGAGTGAAGCCTTGAAGAAGCTAATCGCGCTGTTCGTCTGGGCCACGGCCTCGTGCGTGTTCTCGCACTTCGTGACGCCATACTGGGTATGGAGTGTCGGTTGGGCTTCTGGGCTATTGGCCGGCGCCGTTTACATGGGCGTTATCGAATGGGAATACGAGCGGCGCAAAGAGCAACAAGCGAGTGAGGCAGGAGAGTCTAAATGAACATTGAAAAGGCCAGGGTTTGGAGCGAAGCGCTTAGATCTGGAAAGTATCACCAGGCCAGGAATGCCATTCGCAATTCCAAGGGTGATCTTTGCTGCTTGGGTGTGGCATACAAATGTTTCATCTCTGGCGCTGATCCGCTGGAAAACCCAAAGCCATATAGCGACTTGCGGAAGATCATGGATCTAAGCGAGGAAGAGCAGGATGTGTTCGTTGAATTGAACGACGATAGAATGAAGTCGTTTGCCGAGATCGCGGATCACATCGACCGCTTAATTGCGCAACAGGCTACATCCGGAGCTGTCATAAAGTGATTGCCGCGCTGTTCGTCCACAAAGGCGGGGCTTATTTCGGGTTGCCCTATGTCGATCCGTGGGACGAATCTCGAGATGCGCGCAACTATCCAGGGCCGCACGCCGTGGTGGCTCACCCGCCTTGCTCGCGCTGGTGCCGACTGGCCGGCTTGGTAGAAAAGCGATGGGGCCACAAGAAGGGTGACGATGGTGGGACTTTTGAGTCTGCGCTCGCATCCGTAAGGCGCTGGGGCGGCGTCCTCGAGCATCCCGCGTACACCGATGCGTTCCTGTTCTACGGCCTGCCGGCGCCCGCCGCGGAAGGCTGGCAGCGCTCAATGTGCGGCGGCTGGGTCGCTCACGTCGAGCAAGGTCGATATGGGCACGTCGCCAAGAAAGCCACATGGCTCTATGCCCATGGCTGCGATGATTTGCCGTCGCTCAAGTGGGGACTCAATCCGGACGGTGCGAGCTCGGCTCTAGTTTCCTGGTGCGGCAATCACGTCAAGAGCGGCGAGAAGCGCCCGCGGGTCGGTAAGGCGGCCGCAGCTAAAACACCATTGGAGTTTCGCGACATGCTGATATCGATCGCGCGCACCTCTCAATCTAATCCATTACCTGACGGTCGCAAATGAGCTACGAATGCCTAGGCTGCGAAAATGAGGTTACCGAACCTATGTGCTATTGCCGGGCGTGCCGTGAAGTTCTGTCGCTCTGCCCGGACTGCGGCAAGGAAAGCCTTGAGACGATAACTGCCGGTGCGCTTGGCTGCTACGAGTGCGGCTGGCTTGAGCGCAGTCAATCTGAAACAAGTTCTGTCGATAAAGGGGGTGATGCGTAATGCCCATTAATCCATTGATTCCGGGCACGACACTCCGGGGGTTGCATCCGGCGGAAAACACACAATTCGATGGAGAGGTTAAGCAATGAAGGTTAACAATCAGGAGTGGTTTTGCCCCCATTGTGGGTCTGCGGACGGAACGCCGATGTATTTCATGACCTTCAAAAAGGCCTTTTGCGGCGCATGCAAGACAATGGCAGCGTGGTTCAGATGGCGCGCTACAGCGACACAGGCCAGCGGAGGTTCAGACGTATGAGCTTCAGTCGATTTGCAACTATAAAAATTAACGGCGGCGAATTGGTATTGCGGTGCGCCTGCCATTGGGACGATGCCAAAACATGTGCAGCGTGCAGCAACGGTATGAACGGCGTGGAAGTGTGCCCGTGTGCCTGCCACCAACCGACACATGTTGATAGGGCCGTTGACAATGGCTAAGCAGGGCTTCGGTAGGACGATTGCAAGCGACACGCACATAGGTCAAGACGTGCCTGACGAGGTAGCGTTTCCGCTTATCATGAAAAGGCTCATGACTCGGCGCCGCCTCACCGCCTCAGGGTGCTGGGAATACATCGGCTACATTCTCCCGAATGGGTACGCGGAGATTTGCTTTCGAGGCAAGAACCAGCGCGTCACCCGTCTCGTTTACCGTATTCATTATGGCGAGACAACGCTGGACGTTCTGCATTCCTGCGACAACCCGATCTGTTTCAATCCTGAGCACCTATCGGCCGGTAGCGACAAGCAGAACATAGCCGAGTCGATCGCTAGGGGTCGCCGAGGTACAGCGCGAAAGCCATACGGGAAAGGCCACCCAGCGCCGCGGGACCGGACGCACTGCATCCGCGATCACGAATTGTCAGGCGCCAACCTATACGTTACCAGTATGTATACTTGACAAACCATGAGCACGAATCCACGCTTCGGCCAGCGTGACAGGCCGGAAAAAAACGCCCGCTACTTAGCGGGCTTCTTTGTCGGTTCTTTTGGCGCCGGTTTGTGCGGCGTTGGCGGCGTACTCAGCATACGTCGCAGCACGTCGTCCGGGCGGGGTACAGACTTTTCTTGTGGTGGTTTATCCATATCTGTATTGGACGCTACGCCATGAACGCGTCCAAATCAATTGTGATCAGTCCCGACAAATTGATGGGCGCAATTGCTACGGAGCTTCTGCATTCTTTTTCCGACGCTCGGATTGATGGAATAGAAATGACTGAATCTCAGGCATTTTGGATAGCGCATCGAATAGTTGTGGGCCTCTCGGATGATCCTTGTTCTCCAAATAGTGCCTGAAATGACCGACGAAATTCATGGCCTTTTGAATTTCCTCCGACATAGAAATGAAGTCATGCGCGTAATACACGTAGATTTTGTCTATTGGAAATTCTGGACGAACCGGATTTGACTCCAAGCGAGCTTGAGGATTTGTGCGGGATTTAATTATTTGAAGGTACTGATGCATCTCAACATTCGCTTTTGTAAATACCACTGGATCGCAAAGAAGAACGCCGTCAGGTATTGCTGGCGAATGCCCCCAAACATGGTGGGCAACCTTATTTCTGCCGCGCGCCGCAGTATCAAACCGTGCCAAAACAGCTTCCAGAAGATCCATTTCTGTTTCATTGAGAACTGTTTTGGCTACTGCTCTGAATGCGTCCTTTCGAGCCACTTCATTTTTTATAGCGGCGAATACAGCAGCGGCCGGACCTGGATTTGGTCCGAGCATTTTTACGAAAAGCGAACTCACGAAGGATTCTAAAATCGAAAACTCGGCGACAACGTTCATTGATAAAAGGGCAAGCTGCGGCCTGGTTTTGGCTGGGCTATCCCAAGAGTTACCGATTTGTATTCCGGCATCCGGATTAACAATTGAGAGAGGCTGCGGCATCGGGTTGTTCGTTACGGCTTTTTACGCTTGTGCGTCAGTCCTCCGATATGTGAGTCGCTTGCCTTCGATCCCAGCGAGCGCATTTGTAGTGCGCTGCGCATCATTAATTTCAAGCGCGACGCGATTGTTATGACGGAACGCAAATTCATCGACGTAGCGGCTCAGATGTTCAGGAGCGACGTGTTGGTAAACGCCACTGATGCCGCGCTTGAGAACGCCGAAGAAACTTTCGACCGTGTTCGTCGTCACGTCACCACGTGCGTATTCCTTCGCAGCATGGTCAACCACTTCATGGCTTGCAAAGCGCTTGCCTATTTTCTTGTACACGCCAGCACTGTCAGTCATAAGGCGGGCAGTCTCGGCAATCTGACCCTCAAGGATCGGCTTCAACGTATCTACATTGACGGTAGGAACATGGAACGCGCGGACGCGGCCCTTGCGCTCTACCAGCGCTACCACTTTCTGTTTCTGCTTCAGATGTGCGCCTTTTCCCATGCCCTTCGTCTTGCCGAAGTAGGTTTCGTCGGCCTCGACAATGCCGCTCGTGCCAGCTCCGCCAAGCTGATCGACAGTGACATCGCGCATGGCTTCACGGATACGGTGAGTCATGAACCATGCCGTCTTGTAGGTCACGCCAAGGGTTCTATGAAGCTGGTGGGAGCTAATCCCTTTCTTGCTCGAACAGAGCAAATAGGTGGCCGTAAGCCATTTAGAGAGGGAAATCTTGGAGCGCTCAAACACTGTACCGACGGTGACGGAGAACTGTTCGCGACAATCGGAACACTTCAGCAAGCCTGGACGATGGGCTTTGCCCTTCAATTCGTAGGGCTTCTCCATGCTGCCGCAATGAGGGCAAACTGGACCGTGCGGCCAGCGGATTGCTTCCAGATGTTCGCGGGCCTTATTGTCATCGTGGAAGTGGGGGGCATTCAGGGCGGTCATGGCTATCTCCTTGAAAGCCATGGTCTCAAATCAGTGTGGGTTTGTCAAGTATATAATCTGGATACGTTACGCCTGATGGACGACGCCAGTGCCGCACGTGCCATCACGATTCGGTACGGAGATTTAAACCAAAGGCGCCCCATGCCGCAACGGACCAAAAATGATCACAGCCATCCTCGTCGTGATCGCTTTCATCGCCGGCCTGCGCATCGGCAAATGGGTCTATGAGGACGGGCCGAGGCCGCCGTCGTGAGCTGCTGGGAAGCCAAGCAGTACATGATCGCCGCGGGATACGTCCTAGCGCTGTTCCTGGCGTTCGTCACGATCGCCGCGACGTTCTTCCCGGTGCGATGGCATGAGGTGACGTGGTGAGCGAGCTGACGCGCGAGGAACTCGAGGCGCTGGCCGATGAGATCAGGCCGCCGCGTGCCAAGGGTGCGCGTCACGTGGAGCAATCTATGAATGAATCAAAAGTCCGCACCGGCCGCCCTCCTCGCCTTCGCCGTGTCGAGGAATGGGAGCTGTACTGCTACCGAAAATCAGGCGTCCCGATCAAGACGTGCGCGGCCATGTGGCGCGTCTCGGTGCCAACAGCCAACCGCATCATCGCGAAATTTCGCGAGTACGACACCCGCGTCGAGCCAGTTGCCCGCGCGTTTCGAGACATGATCAAAAGTCCGGAAGACTCTACTTTAAGTTGAGCGCGTATTGTTTTGATACATAGTGCCAATTTGCCAATCTATACATTATGCGCAGTTGGAGGTGCTGTAATGTGGGTATATGGCGCAGCGCGAGAACGCATTATACGGCTTTACTATCAAAGAGATAGCGCGTATCTGCCGCGTCGATTTGACCACTGCGCGCAGGTGGAAGCGCGGAGCAAGGTGCCCGCCCAAAAGCGCCCTACTTTTGATATGCGGGGATCTGATCGCGTTCGATCCGAAGTGGGCCGGGTGGCGTGTGCGTAACGGATATCTGATATCGCCTGAGGGCTGGCAGCTGGGTGCCGGTGAGGTTTTGGCTATACCGATTTTGCGACAACAGTTGGCCGGATATCAGACAGAATTGAAGCGCTTGAAGGACGAGCTAGTTTTGACACACGATCAGCCGGTGCCGGACGTGTGGCCGGAGTGGGTATTCGAGAAGCTCGCTTAGCAACCTCTCGATATATCAAAACTGTTACTGTAACAATGGACCCAGAAAGGACTTATGGCGCCGCCAGGTGCCCTGGTCTCAGCAAGGAGGTTTGAATGTTTCGTTGTCTAGTGCTGCCGTTTAGGGATTTGGTTTGCATCCTTCTAATCATCGATCTCACGTTGCTAGCGCGAGGACTGTTTGAACAAGTGCCGGCTCGCTCCGTTCTTGTCCATGGGAGCTTCGCGGTGGACTTGCGGCATCTACGGATTTTCTGGCTGACCTGCCTATTGATCGCGCTGTCGCTGCTGTTCAGTCCTTGAACTTGCCAGTCATCCGATCCCACGCGCGGTGAATGCCGGTCTTCGTCATGTCACTCGTATCGACCTCCTCCACCACGATGCTCGGCTCCTTCGGAGTCTCACGTTTTGAGACTGGCACCTGGTAAGGCGGGATGGTGGGCGGCGGTGGCCGCTTGGTCCACGGCCACCGCATAAGCTCAGTGCACGCCGCTCGTCGCGTGCAGCACGATGCCTGAGACCATGAGCGAGAGCAGCCACAGGAACAGCCCTAGCCAGCCCCACGCCGGCTTATTGGGCGGTGCCGTGAACAGGTTGAAGGCCGCGAATAGTAGGCACACGAGTGCCATGATTTGCAGGATCAGTGGGACGATGTTCATGGTGTCTCCTTGGGTTTTGGCCATTCGGCATCCTCACGCCGGTCATCGGCCACGATCGACTCTAGTTTTGCTTTGAAGGCTTCGAGGGCTGGCCTGATATCAACGCTTCCAGTTCCGCCGAGAGTTCCCCCGGCGCCGGTAGCGGCACTGTCCGCACTGGTCTTGGCGGAGGCGCTGGACACGGGACTGGGACATAGCGCACCGTCGTGCACGAGGAAAGGGGTATGAATAACGCGAAGATCAATGGCAGCGATATCTTGCTCATGTTGCGCCTCGGCGGGCTTCGCCTGGTTGTTCTGGTAGTCCGCTAGGTTCTTGTTCACCTCGGCGGCGGCCGTCTCCTTGGTCACCGTGGTGTTCTGGATGCATGCCTGAGCGCCGATCGCCTGCTCGGCATGGTTGTGGTACGCCCACCAGGCGGCGAAGGCGCCTGAGAGCACCAGCGTGGCGACGATACCGATCAGTATCTTTTCGAGTTCGCTCATTCGAGCCTCGCTGCGATCTTGGTCATCTCGATCTTGATGCGCCGAAGTTCGGCCCGCATCTCGGGCAGATTCAGGTCAGCGACGAGGTGCGAGAGTTGCTGGCGTCCTCCTTCGATCACGGTAGCCACCCGGTGTTCGAGGGATTCCATGTTGGTCATCATCGCGGCGGTGCGCACCATGATGTCATGGAGTTCTCGCAAGGCAGTCTGCTTGTCGTCGTCTGTCATAGCATTCCCTAGGCGTGTAGCCCCTTCCATGCCAGTTTCAACACCACGGCCATCAACGATAAAAACGCCGTACCTATTCCAGCAAGCCCTGCCCGCACCATCCATTTCGCCCAATCAACCTTCTCTGCATCGAGCTTGCCCTTGACGATGCGCCACACGCCGGTCTCCGTAACCCGCGCTCGCTCTGCGTCCTCAAGCATCTGCAGCCGGTCGCCGTGCTCCTTCAAGCCCCCGCGTGCCATCTGTTCGATATCGCGCATGCCATCGATGACGATCTCGTGGACGAGCTCGCCCTGCCCAGACTCGTACAACGCGGTGCGCACCTTTTGCGTAATCGTCGGGTCATGGTGCGGGCTCGTGCTGAAGCGCTTCACGGCGGCGGCAAAGCCTTGTGCGTGCCGGTCGCTTCCTGAATAGCCGCAGTCGCGGCGTGCACTTCGTCTAGCTTGCCGCCTTGCGCGTCGAGCTTGTCGGAGTTCGCCTGCGATACCTTTCCCTGCTTGAACTGCAGGGCAATACTCGATAGCTGGGTTGCCAGCGTGCCGATGCCGACCAGGATTGCCGCAATGCCCTCGCCAGTCATATCAGTGCCGCCTCAGCCTGGCGCCGGCGCAGGAGCCCAGCTACCACGGTGCCGTTGCTGTGGTCCCATTTGAGCAGTTCGGTTTTGGCCTGCGGCCAGGCATTAGCGTTCACCAGTTGGCACAGCGACGAAGTGCGGTAGTGGCCGATGCCGATGTTGAATACGAAGTCGGTAATTGCTTCGAGCGGGCCGCCGGTGAGGCCCGGGCTGTAGACACTTAAGAGCGCATCAGCCGCGATGATGTCGTGCTCGAGCGCCTCATCGGCCTGGGCCTGCGTCCACACCAGACCCTCGTACACATCCTTGCCGGTGTGCCCCCAACCGATGGTCCATATCGGCGGGTTGGCGACGGTGTCGAGGTACGCGACAAGCCGGCAATTCTCGAAGCCCTTGATGAGATCCTCGGCGGTCACAGATTGCCTTCGCTGGTGAAAGTCCCTGGCGTCGCCGCCACCGTGCAGCGCCAGCCCTTAGGGTTACCAACCACCGGGATCGATTGCTTGATCCAATCGCCTACCGCGTGCGCACCTGCCGCCGCAACGGCGCTTGCGTACTGCACGAAGATCGCGCCGGTGCCCGCATTGTTCACGGCGTTCATGTAGGTGTTGGACGCGCCGCTTAGATAGTTCGACTCATCGATGAAGGTATCTGTGCAGGTGCCAGAAGTCGCAATGGCGAAGGTACCGCCGCAGACGATGGAATTCCCCGTCATGCGAACCTGCGTGCAGGCCGTCAAGGTGACTGCCTGCCCCGTGCATCCAAGGACGTTGTTTGAGATGACGGCTTGGGCGAGGTTGTTCAGATTCAATGCCGCGGACGCCGTAGAGCCCACGATGTTGTTATCCGTGATCACCGTCTTGTTGTACGGCCCGACGCCGTTGGTTTGGATGCCTACATTGCCGGTGGCGATCGTGTTGGCGATGAAGGAGTTGTTGGCGACCGCGCTCGTGGCGCTGAAGAGTATCCCGGCGTTCGCCGACAGGTTACCGATGTTGTTGCCCGTGACATTGCAGTTGCTGCACTGATTCACGAAAATCGCGTTGCCCGTGGAGTTGCTTACCGGCATGCGGATGGTGTTGCCCGTCACCTGGACCGGCGCCGGCGAGGCGGCCACCTCGATGCCGTGATACTGGGTCATGTCGGTGATCAAGTTCCCGCTGATGACGATCGGCGCCTGGGTGGCGCTGTTGCCCAAAGCACCCACACCGATGCCGGCTGGGGTGAGCGTCTGGTTCGTGGTCTGCACGCAGCAGTTTCTGATCGTGTTGTTCGCCACCACATCGCCGCCGCACGCCGAGAGGTAAATCCCCGCGCCGGCAGAGCCACCGAGCACGCTGGCAGGCCCCTGGATGTTTTCGATGTAGTTGCCAATGATCTGGTTGTAAAGATCCGAGTTCGCGTTGCCGCTGTAGTCCGCGATCCCGTAAGCCAAGTGTTGGCCGATACGGTTGTTCGAGACTACGTTGAACATGTTATGCGTGGTGCCGGGAGCCGCGACCGCGGTCAACATCATGATGCCGTGCCATGCGCCACCGAAACACTGATTGCCGGTGATGACGTTGTATCGGCACCCGGTGCCGACATCGACGCCAAGATAAATATCGCCAACGTCCGCATTGGCATTCACCACATTGAAATTATGGAAGTAGTTGTTGCTGATGCGGCAAGAGATCGCATCTTGTAGCAGAACGCCGCAGCCAGAGTTACCAGAGATATCGAGCGAATCAACGATGCAATTGGTGCAGCCGGTGTTTAAGTTCACGGCACCGACGTAGCTTTGATTGCCATTTCCGGTGACGGTGATCTTTAGATTGCGCACCGTTGCATCAGTGAGGGCTGCGCCTGAGATGTTGCTGGTGTTGTTGTTGGAGAACTGCAGGATTGACTTCGCGCCATCACCGTAGAGCGTGCCATTGCTGACGAGCGTCAACGTCGAACTGCACAGATAGGTCCCTGGCGGCACGTAGGCAGCAGCACCGCCTGTCTGTCCAGATTGATTGATGGCTGCCTGAACGGCGGCCGTCATGTCCGTGGTGCCTGGCGTGGTGTTCGTAGCGTAGCGATTCACGTTGCCGGGGGCGTATTGCAAATTGACTGGCACCACCGGCACAGCAGCTTCAGCAGGAGTCTGCGAGAGGCCTAAGAATGGCGCGAGCGTCGCCGTGCTAATCGTTCCGGCCAGCAGTTGTAAATTGAGCGCCAGGTTGCCGCTCGCATCGAAACCTAGATTTGTGCTTTTGCGCAGCCCCTGTGCAGGCAACGCCATGACCGGCGATACATCCCCGTCCGGCGCGACGATGGCGCGCGACATTTGATCGGAGAGGCGAATCGCCATCTGCGTCAGGCGATCAACGTTCGTCTGTACCGCGAGACTTGGAAATTGCTGGCCCTGCACATACTGCGTCTGCTGCACTTCAGCGGTATTCAAGATCACCTGCAGCGTGTTGCCAGCGGCGTACGCAGCGGCGGCCAGTGTCGTTAGCGTCCACTTCGGCGGCGCGTCGGTGCTGCCAGTGGCCATGCTGTAGTCAGCGTTGAGTGTCAGCAGCGTGCTAAGGCCGCTTGCGTTGTTCGTCAGCAGCACGAGGAAGTCGCTTCCAAGATAGGCTTGAATTGCGACCGGGAATATCTTTGACACCCCGTCGCAATTGGCGCTGACGCGCGCTGTGTTGGTTCCGATTGTCATGGGGTGTTACCTGCGAAGTTCGCGTTTTGATTGGCGCCAACAGCCTTGGCGAGATTTGGAGCCCGCCCCGGAGTAGCTGATTCCGGATTCCAGTAGTAGGTCTTGCCGAAGTTCGCTTCCTGCTTCGCCACCATGCGCGAGAGATAACCGGGATTGGCGGCCTCCTGCAGGTGATTCCAGATGAGATGGTCTGCCGCGGCCTGCGTGTACCACATGTTGAGTAGCGGTATGTTGCCCTTCACGAAGCGGATGAGCTTCGCCTTCTCATCCACTTGCTGGCCGCGCTTGGATTGAAAGAACGCGCCATGCGTGAGCTGCAGCAGATCCTCGGCCGTGGTGGCTGCCGGGCCGCCAAGCGCCGCGGCGAGCGAGGTGTCGTGCTCGGTCGTTTCGTTCTGCAGGAAGTCGCCGAAGAAACCCAGGCCTCCGCCGCGCAACAGCGCCTTGCCCCAGAATGCCAAGTTCTGCTTCGGGTTCATGTTCTCAGGATCCGCGCCCGCGATGAGATTGCGGATCTGATTGCCGACGGCCGCCATGACGGTCCCGTATACGAATAGGGGCGCCAGGTACTTGACCTTGCCAAAGCCCGGCTGATCAGCCGCGCGCGCCCAGTGCTTCATCATCATAGCGAAGGCGAAGCCGCGAAACAGGTTCATCGAGCGCCAGATCTCCCCACCATACGTGCCTCGCTGGGTGCCTAAGTTAACCGCGACGCGTTGGCGTGGACCGGTGTCCATCGCGCCCATGCCGGCTTCCTCGAGGGTATGCGCGAGTAGCTGCGTGGAGGCCTCGCGCTTGAGCGCGCGCGGGTCGCCCAAGTCGGCCAGCTTTTCATCCGGGATCGCCCAGATGGATTTCGGCGTGAGCACTTTGGATGAGCCGCCCCAATCTTCCGGCTCAGCGCGCCGCCACACCTGCCAATTGGTATCGGTGACGCCCTTATCAGCGAGCACACCGTGATCCTCCTTGGACAGATCCTCGACGTGCTCGATCGAGCGGGTGAGCTTACCGATCGAGGACATCAGCACCGTGCCCATGCCCTGCCGGCGCGCGGCCCACATGCGTTCGGCGCCGGAGAGGCGCATCACGCTCGAGGCCATCTTCCCGCTGAATGAGGCGCCGAACTCCTCCTGCGCAAAGCGATTCATGTGCCCCATCATCGCGTCTATGCCGAGGCCTGAATGTTCGGCGAACCGCCGTGATTCACCGGGCAACACGCGTTTAAGTTCTTGGATCAGCGCCGATGAGTACGGCACCTTATTCGCGATGGCGGTCGAGAACATGCCGGCCTCATCGGAGAGCGCCGTGATCACGACCTTGCCGAGCTTGCTGGCGGTCATCCAATTGCGAAACGTCTGGAAGGCATTCGCGACGCGCTGATCAACCACCTGATCCTTGCCGGAGACCGCATCCATCAACCGCTCGTTGTAGATTGCCTTCTTGCGCAAGGAGGCAATCTTGGTTGGCGCCTGGCGTATCTCGTCCTGCAGCGTGCGGTCGTTGAAGTACTTGAGCGTCGCCGCAGCGTTGGGTCCGAGCCGCTCCGTCAGTGCGATATCTCTGGCCATGCGCGAGACGTGGCCGGAGAGCAGGTTATTGAGCGAGCGCTCGCCGTAGAGCGCGTTGTACTGCGCGGATGCGTCCGAGTCCTTGAAGAAGATCTGCCGGTGCGCGGCGTTCTTATTCGCGGTGACGCCGGCGCCCGTGACACTGCCAGGCTCGGTGCCGTTGTGGCCATCGGTGATGATCGAGTCATAGGCGTGGCCCAGGAACTGCTGCATCTGCTCATCACTCATCCGCCGGCCATCGCCGGTGACGTACTTCTCGCGATCGAGCTTAGGGAGAATGTCGGCGATCCACTTCTCAACACCGGCCGCCGCGACGCGCATCTGACTGTGATGCTGCGGCTTGCTCCAATCCTCGAGCTTGCCGACATGCCCGCCGGCGTCATTGAAACGCTGGCGCAGTTCCTCGGTGGTCCTGCGCCACGCATCCGCGCCCTGCTTCGCGACCTTGTTGCCGGACTCCTCGCCGTGGATTTCCTTCCAGAGATCAGCGACGCCCTTCTTGTCCTCGAACAGGCCGAAGAAGTGTCCCGGGATGGCTTCCCACGTCTTGATGAGATTGCCGAAGGCCTCGTTGCGCACCGCGTTCGCCCATGACTGCACCGAGGTATAGCCGCCGCCGCGGGTGTCGAAGTCCAAAAGCTTGGACACGGCTTTGAGGCCATCGCCCACCTTGGCGTTGGGCTGGGTGGCTAGGAAGTTCTCGATGCGATCATGGATGGCAACGGTCTTCTCGATGTTCGCGCGCTTCTGTGCGGCCTCCTCCTTCATGTCGGTGGCGGCCTTGGCGGCGGCATTCATCAGCCTGTCGGTGTAGCTCTTCGCGCGCCACTCATCCCGATTCTCACGCGCGAGCACCTTCATGGCGGTCTTGACGCGCTCCTCGATCTTCGTGCCCTGGGATGCCATCAACTGGCGACCGAGCATCGTGGACACCGCTTCTAAGCAGTCCTCACGCATGGCGCATCTCGCACTTCACGGCCGCTTCCATCATGGGATCGGCTTCTTTGTTGGCCTGGGCTTCCTCGGCGGTAGCTTTATCGAGCGCGTCAGCAGCGGAGGTCGGTGCGCCGTGCTCATCGGCGATTTGCAGGTTGGGTCTTTCTGCCAGTGGTCCGCCGGTAGTCTTGACGCGCTGGCGCGCGAGCTGACTGGCGGATTTCAGCGCATCCGGAGAGAAGGCTACGTAGTGGAGATTTCCGCCGACGTTGCGGTAGTCGAGGACGATACCGTCGTGGCCTTCAGCCTTCAGCTTCTCGCGGTAGGCAATGGCCTCAGCGGGTGAGTCGAAGGCTGGCAGTTCGCCCGTCTTGAGTACTTTCGGGTTTTTAAGATAAAGATCGTGGGCGGAGACATCGCCGTGATCGGCCGCCTCGGCTGCGTCAGCCGTGAAGAAGACGCCGAGGCGCGCAGCAGACTTGTCGGAAGCGAAACCTAGTGCGTCGTCGCTGAAGTGCTCGTCGGTGAGCGGCGCGCGGCTACCCCGGTAGACCTTGATGCCTTCAGCAGATCGATCTGATCCTGGATGTACTTCTTGTCCCCCGCTCCCAGGCTCGGATGCTTCAGCGCCTTCTTCCAGCGGTCCAAGGCCGAATGCTTTTCGTTGCTCATCTGTCAGTTCTCCTTCGCCGACATCATACCCTTCAGGTTCCGCAGCGGCTTCAGGTTTGACAGATTCAGGCGCTTCGGCCGGTTTCTGTGACACCGGTTCCTCTTTCTCGCCCTTGAGGAAGTCCAGGCTGTCGTTGAAATCGCGCTCATCTAGGACGCCGGACTTCACGAACGCATCGCGAATGATCTTGGTAGCGGCCGATTCATCCACCTCGCCGCGCGCGAAGACCGCGCCAGCGGCGTCGATCTCGGAGAGGTCAACGGGCTTGCCGGTGAGCATGTCTCCAACGGCGGTCTGCATGGCCTGCCGGTGCACGGCTGCGGACTTCGCATCGACTGGAAGCCCTGGGGCCGCATTGATGACGGCTTGGCGGTCCTGCACCACCTTGGCGGCATCGAGCAGCGACGGATCGATGCGCTTGCCGGCCAATTCCTTGATGCCGTGCCATCCTGAATGCGCGCCGAAGAAGGCCCCGGAGATAGCATCGGCGAGGACATTGGTCTTATCCCAAACCTCCTGTTGGTCGGCCATGGCGTCGTAGCCAGCGTTGCGCAGGATCTTCGCCCCAGCGTACCGGTCGACCGCGCCGAAACCTGTGTTGATCACAGCGCCCGTACCAGCCTGCGCTGCGAGCGCGGTCGGCGCTGAGAGCCCCGCAAGCCATTTGGCGGGCATCGCCATGGGCAAGTACGCGGCGCCACCGCTCAACATCGCCGTGGTGATGCCAGACCTTTGCGCGGTCTCTTCATCGACGCCCAGATCAAGCAGATCGCCGTAGTGCGCGTAGCCTTCGGTTGCGCCAAGGAGCGCGGCGCCCGATGTCGGGCCGCCAGCTAAGCTACCTAAGGTGAACTCGGTGACCGCCTTGCTGAAGCCCTGAATGACGTTCGCGCCGGCGCCGGTAGTGCGCGGATCGCCTACGAGAGACTTTGAGAACTCGCGCGTGCGCTGGGACATCGCCTCGAGCGCCTCGTTTGCGGACTCCGCGGTCTGCACGCCTGGCACCGCCTTGACGATGTCCTGATCCGCGCCACGCAGCAGCCTGCCGAAAGGGCTGGCATCGAGCAGTCCCGGGACCAGTTCATCGTGGATGCCATGCGTGAGAACCGAGATGCCATCCGACACGCCCTGCCCTACGCCACGCGGAAGCGCTGTCGCCGCGCCGGCAAACGTCGATGGCTTTTGATCATCAATCGTCCAGCCAGGGCCTTGCGTGAGGTCCTGCTCCTGCTGATCCTGCGATTTGTAGAGGCCCGCTTGGAGTGCCATCAGTCCGTCATCCTTGCGCCCGCGATACCGGCGGCGGTCGTCTTGACGTCGGGTGTCGGCAGCGGCGCGTGCGGAATGCTGAACTGCGAGTTCAAGTCTATGACGACGGGCTTCTTGCCGTCCTTGGACCTGAGCGCATCGCCGTTGCCGTTGATCATCACATAACGGCCGGTGCCCAAGGTGTCGCCAAGCTCGCGCAGGCCCGCGCCATTGAGCGCCTCGATGTCCTTGTCAGAGTAGCCGCTGGCCTTCAATGCCGTATGCGTGGCGGCATCCACCGTGCTTTCAAACTTGGTTGGGTCCATGCCGGCTGGAACGACGATGTTGCTGGTGCCGTACTGCGTCGCATTCCCCACGACGCCGCGCGCTGCTTTAGCAGCGATGGTTGTATTGATGACGCCGTTGGTGACGCCGGCGTGGCTCGCCTCTGCGGCGTAGTAGGCCTTGAATGCCGCGTAGGTAGATTCGAGTGTCTCCGGCCGGCCGCGAAACAAGTCACTGTTTGAGCCGCCCACCGCCGATATGAACTGCGGCATGAGATCGGCGTCCTTCGGCATCGGGAACTTGGAGGCGATACCCTTCTCGTCCTTGTCGCGCAGGATCGACTCTCCCTCCAAGATGCGCTGGCCGGTAATGGGCGAATTCGCAAAGTTCGAGTTGTACCAAGTTGGCACGTTGCCGTTCTGCGGCCGATCGAGCGTGGCGCCGGCGACTGCGGTGAGCGGCGAACCGGGTGCCACTTGCTTCAAAAGTGAGGCGTAGGCCTGATCGCTAGGCATGCTCGAGCGCAATGCCGTGAGAGTCGCCAAACGATCAGTGGGCGGTTGCGCTGCCAGCCAGCTGGTGAACTGCTTCTGTTCGCCCTTCGATAGGAGCGGTGTGTTGACGCCGATCTGCTGCGACACGTCGCCCTGCGTGTTCGCACGCGAGCGCAAGTCGCCAAGCATGTCCTCTGGCTTGCTGAAGTCCAATGGCTTCCATCCGGTACCGGAGTCAATGACGAACTGCGCCGGATCCTGGCTGCGGGCCTTCAAGGACTGATCTGCGGCGTTGGCGCGGATCTCGAAGGCCTTGATGTTGTTCGCCACTTCCGGCCCGCCGTGTGTGGGGCGCGCGCCGTTGACGTCCGCATTGACCTGCTCCGGCGTCATCTTGTCGTAGTCTTTCGCCTTCGCGCCAGCGGCGACGATGCCCTGCAGAGAATCCCAATAGCGCTGCCCATCCTTTGGGTGCAGCACATCCATCTCAGCGCGCGTAACGCTCACCGGGTGTTCAAGGCCGTACTGCGCGGCGGTCATCGAGTCCTGGAAGCGATCGGCAATGTCCTGCTTCGCATCGTTCTGCTTCTCGCGAGCTTTGGCGTCGATCGCGTTCTGCAGCGAGTACGCGGTCTTTTGGTCCATCACGTCCTTGTTCTTGTCGAGGTAGCGCTGGGCGCTCGCGGTGTCGCCATCGGTCAGATACCCAAAGGCGGGGCGCGTCAGTTGATCGTTCGCCTTTTGGCGAAACGCCTCGAGCTGCGGCTCGGTCATGCGATGAAACGCCTCGTCGGCTTTGGTCGGATCATTCAGTCCCTCGAGCACGGCCCTAGGATTCTGCTGCGTCAATCCAGTGGCGGCCGCCATCGAAAGCGCGTCATCGACTTTTCGCATGCGCGCATACCGCGCCGACGGATCGCCGCCGATGCTGTTGATCTGATCAGTGAGGGTCGAAGCGACTTGCCCCCTCATCTCAGGATGAGCGGTGACGACGCCTAGTTGAGTTTCCAGGTTCTGATCAACCGCATTCCCGCGATAGGCCACGCGCTGGGTTGCCTCCCACTCCTGCGTGTGATCAAGGAGCGTCTGGCGCATCTGGCCGATGCCGTGAGCGATCATCCTGCTGGCGTACGGATTGTTCTGCACCAGGGGGTTATCCGTGAGCGATGCCGTCTGCTTGTCGAGCGTGGCTGCGAATTTGGTGGAGAAGTCGCCAGGGTCCTCGCCCGCCGGCACCGCTGCCTTCATATCCTGTAGGCTCTTGACCGCCTGCACGCGCGCGGCGGCGAGTTGATCGCCAGCCCAGGTCGCTGAGTCCGCTTGGTACTTGCGATTGCTCGCATCGGCCGCTTGCTCGAAGGCTTGGCCTACCGGCACCGCTTCCATGCGCGGGATGATCTTCCGCGGCAAGTCTTCAGGTGAGACCTGCGGTGTGTAGCCCTCCTCGCCTGGGGCGCCGCGTGCCATTTAGCTGTAGCCAGGCGTGGTCACGCCGGATTGAGTAGCAGGAGATGGCGTGTACGTGTAGTTGCTGCCGAAGCCTTTTAGAAGCGCAGCCCCGGCCATGAGCCCGTAGCCCTTCGCTTGATCCTGCTCTAGGCCAGCATTCGTTCTGTAGCCGTAGGCGGTGATCGTGCCCTTGTTGCGCGTGTTGAGCGCATCGAGTTCCTGGTTGATCGCCGACTGATCGAGCGCGGTTTCCGATGAACCGCCGTAGCCCACGCCCGCGGCACCGAAGGCTGCGGCCTGTCGTCCAAGGGCTTCGCGGCCGGCGCGGCGCACCTGGCCTTCCTGGGCGTTCGCCTGGTTGACCGACATGTTCGCTTCGTTCGTCGAAACTTTGGCGTTGTAGTCAGCGGCCTGTGATTGCTTGGCGTAGCCAATGGCGCTCGCGCCGGCGGCGACGTACGGCAGGATTGCCGGGAGAAATGCCATCAGCCCACCTTCGCGTAACGCATGTGAGTTTCACCGTTCAGTCCGTAGCCGGGCATTCGTCCCTCGAACTCAAAGCCAAGTAACTCGACCCACCTGCAGCCTTGGCCGAAGTTCTCCTCGACCGTAGCCTCGAGGCGACGCCAGTTCTGCATGCTGATGAATCGCTTCACTGCGTAGTGCAGCCACACCATGTGCGCGCCTGCTTGCTCCGAGAGCAGCGCCCAGCAATCGCCGCGCTGCGGCGCTTTGATCGCGATCCCCCCGCAGAGCACGATGCGATCACCTGAAAAAACCGTCACCGCCGGTCCTGCCGGGACACTGGCATAGGTGGCGGGCACATACGAGACCTCGCGCAGCTGCGCTGTCTGCACGCCTTGCGCGCGAAGCAAGTCGACGTGGTAAGCCTTGAACGGCTCGACGATCATTGCGGCTCCTCAACCTTGTACGACGGGAAAAGCCCAGCGATGGTCATCGGCATCGGATCGTTCTGCTGGATCAGCATGTAGAGATCGCTTTGATCCTGATCAGACGTCTGACGCATCGGGAAAGACACTGGGAAATCGCCAGACTGAATGGGCGGCGGTGAATCCAAAGTCGTCGTGGTGTCGTTGTAGCGAATCGCCTCGAAGTCCTGCACGCTTTGCGTCAAGAGGCCCAGCGGGTCCTGATAAAGCTGCGTCTGCCAATTGATGTTTGAGAGCTGCCCGACCTGGCCGCCCAACGAGTCGACCAGGCGCAGTACGAGATTCGAGCCCTGTTTCTTCTTGCCCTGCGCAGTGCCAATATCAGCCCCACCTTCGGGGCGCATGGGCACAAGGTTCCCTTGGTACGGGAAGCCGATTGTCACGGTGTTGAGCGTGCCCTGCAGCGTGAGCGTGCCAGTTGCCGACACCACCTGCTGTGGCTGCTTGCCGCCATCGGCGAAGATATTCACCGTCTGATTCCACAGCACTGGCGGCAGCCCTGAGATATTGGTGGTGCCAGCCGGCGTGCTCACATTCGCGGTTCCACCAGATAGATACACGAAGGTGCCTACGATGTTATTCGGATCGCGGAAGGTGAATTGAGTCGCGGTCGCTGATTCGATCTGCCAGACGCCATTGGGGTTTCGCGAGCCAGTGAAGAGCACACCGGCGACGTTGACGGTTTGACCGGCCACGAAGTTATTCGGCACCGTCACGATGAAGCGGATCGGATTAGAAGGCACCAAGTTCAACTGCACGTTGGTGATCACGCCAAATGGCGGGGCGATATATTGCACGCCGCAATCTACGTACCACGCTGAAGATTGCGCATCGCCTGGGTTGCCGCCTTGCGGGCCCTCGTAGTGCTTCGGCTGGTACTCAACGGTGCGAATGACTGCGCCGTTGATCGTGCGATTGACGATGCACCAGAATTCATCGCGCAATCCATCTGGCGCAGGCGTCACCGACATCGATTCGACGATGCCACCGTTGCCCATGTTGTGGCGGCACCAAGCCGTGACATTGTCCTCACGATTGAAGGTGTACGAGAGGAAGGTTCCATCGGCGCGCCAGCCCCAGAGGATCGACCATGGCTCCTGCTGAAAAGCAATGCCGGATATGCCTCCGATGGTCGCGTGGTAGGAGAACTTGCTCTGATCGGTCGAGTCGTACCGGTTCAGATAGAAGTTGTAGTCCATCGCGAAGATCTTTCGCCCCGCTCGCTGTGCGTAGAGCACCGAGACGCCAACGAGCTCTGGGGCGATGGGGCGGCAGCGCCAATTTGATTGCCGCAGGCATTCGATGTTGGCAGGCCCCAGAGGCGAGCTAGAAAAGTTGGCCGCATCGATGCCGTACTCGCCGCCCTGGGTGCCGACGAGCAGGATGTTCGCGGCGATCATCCAGACGATGTTCGAGGAGTCGGACCCTGACACCAGGATGTTGACTGCGGAGTCGGTCGTCTGCTGGCCGAAGAAATCCGGCGTGTGGGAGTTGTACAGCCCGGGAACTGAGCCCCATACGTTGAGCTTGCCGGCCCAGAACAATCGGTCCTTGAAGAAGCCGAGCGCTCGAGGCCATTCGGTGGTATTCGACCACGCGCCCAATTGCCATTCGACCGATGCATTGCCGATGATGGTGCCGCCGGAGACATAAGCGGAATAGCCGGTCGAGTCGATGCCGGCCAAGGTGACGGTCGCGCCTGCTGCGGTTTGATTCGTGTAGGGGTTGCCGTTGATCTGCGTCATTCCATTGACGCCCGTGATGAAAACAGCCTCGCCAGCCGTGAAGGCGTTGGCTACCGTTACAACGGCCGGGTTCGCCTGCGATATCGCCGTGATCGCCGCCGCGGTGCCCACGCAGTTCGCTGGGAAGCGCGTCAGCACCTTGGCTGTGACCTGGGTGGCGCTCGTGAAGGCGGTGATCTGGGCGACGCCATAGCCTGAATCGGTGTAGAGCCATCGCACGCCCGCTGGCCCATCGAGCGCAGCGCCAGCGGTGTGCACCGGAGGCGAGCCGCCAGTGGTCGCGGCATTGAGCGCCAAATAGTTGTTGCCGTTGTTGACGAAGGTCGCCCCGGCCACTACCGCGGTCGCCGTCGCCCAGGGCGTATTGTTGAAGTACTGCGAGCCGATGCGCACCAGGCGCCCGACATCTGTGGCAGCGAAGAGATTGCCGCCGTACGCATTGATGGTGATCGCATTGCCCATCACGGCCGATACGGTGAGGGCGATCTCAGCGCCTGGCGTAAGCGGTGTGAAGGGCGAGAAGGGGCCATCGGTGGGCGCGTACTGGGCGAATTGCCAATTGGGCGGGGCGTTCGCGAAACGCGTGAGTGTGTAGGCCGGGTATCCCACGCCAGCGGGCCCTACGCCTGCCTGACCGCCGGCAATGTAGAGCACATCCCCAGACTGATTGATCTGCAGCGTGAACTCGCCCAATGAATCGGTGAGATCGGCTACCGCATAGGGGCTCGGAATCTCATAGATCGCAACCGTTGCACTGCCCTGGTAAGGCGCCATCGGATACCAAAAGGTCGCATTGGGCGGGGCGTTCCCCGTGGTGGGCGCGATGCAGTAGTAAGTGATGCCGCCAGAGACGACCTGATTGCCCAGGACGTAAGCCGTGGCGCCGTTGTATGCAGGATTGCCAGTGGATAGGAGAGGCCCGTGATTGGTGAAAAAGCGAACATATTTATCACCGAACTCAAGTTGAAAGGCCTGCGTCTGCGAGAACTCGAAACGGCGAAGCCACGTGCGATTGGCTGAGTTCTTGACCGGCTGCACATAGACCGTGCCTTGCCGGAATGTGGAGGGGCCCTGCTTCAGCGCAATGAAGTTCTGCTGGATGTGCGCGGCGCGCGGGTACTTCTCGATATCGATCCGCCCCTCCATCTGCGGAGAGAACTCGCCGGCATCAAAGGCGGCGATTGCGGGGGAAGCGCGGCCCACTACTGCATCCGCGCCGCGACCCAAGTCTCGTCGGCGGTGTTCTGTGGCGGGTTCAGCATCGCGTTAGAGGAAGCAGCCTGGCTGTGTGCGTATTCCTTGCGGGACATCGCGGCTTGCTGCTTGGCATCGGATCCCGTCAATCGCTCGCAGCAGGTCCATGCGAGCTGCGCGGCGAAGTAGATGACGAACCAGGCATCGAATAGCGTCGTATCGGTGACATCTCCGACATACTGCAGCGAGAGCGGCGAGCCGTAATCACACAGCAGGTTGCGCCCCTCTTGCGTGTAGTCGGCATCGGTCGGACCTAACCGATAGTCGGAGAGGTCAAGCCCCGGGTACATGTCGCCGACCTGCAGGATTCGCAGGCAGTCGGATGGCAACGCGTACATCGTCTGGTAGGGACCTGAGACCGGGACCGCGGTGAGCGATGGAAGGCTTGCGCGCTTGATTGAAAAACGCCAGGTTCCCGGGCCGGTCAGCAGCGCGCGGCGAATCATGTCGTACTCAATATTGACGACGCGGGCGGCGTTGCTGTTGTCGCCTAAGCTTGCAATCGATGGCTTCCCGAGGATCGAGAGGCAGAGATTTGAGATATCGACTTGGCTTGCCATGGGTCCGACTTATGCTTCAAGTCGCGGGCACATGAAAGAGCGCTTAAGGCCCGGTATAGGCGCGCGTGAATACCCAGATGACGTTGGTGACCGACGGGGTAAAGATCAGCGGACCGAACTCATTGAGCAGCGGCCACGGGAAGAAAAAATCCTGATCAAGGGTGATCTGGCCATTGATGAGCCACGGCGCTGCGGCGCCCGCGTTATCGCCAAAACCGCCGACCGTGAGTATCGCACCTGCGCCAGCCTGCAGATCGATGTAGCAGCCTAAGAACTCGGTATCGCGCGCAATGCCGGCAGGGCCAGGCGCCCCGCAAACACCAGCCTTGCAGTTGATCGCTGCAACGCCGGCTAATCTCGTGGCGTGGACATAGTTGCTCGGCTGCATGGCCTAGTCGTTCAGGCTCACGTTATCGCGCATGATCGCAGCGCGCAGGTTGTCGAGCGCAATGATGACCTCCGAACGCTTGATGGCGCGTGGACTCGTGGGGTTGGTGGAATCCGTGATGACCGCGGCCTGCTCGATGGTGAGCTCGATCTTCTTGGTGACGACCGCCGCACCTGCGGCGATCACCACCAGTTCAATCGGGTCCTCCGGATTGATGCTGAAGCGAACCGTGGCCATTTAGCGGGCCCAGGTGTACTGCAGCGAGATGTTCCCGTTGGCCGTGGGCGCCGTGGTAGCCGTCGCCACCAGGTGGAACATGTACTCAGGGTCCTGCACCATCCCCAAGAGTTCCCACACCCGCAGTCCTACGTTCGCAGCGGCAAAGCCCACCGCGCCGATGGACGGCGAATAGACGCTCTTCCAGATGGTGTTTGCCGCGGCGGTAGATACGCCGGTCGCCAAAATCTGATCGGCGTTCGGAATCGGCACGGCTCCTGCCGCCGCGACCTGCGCGCCACCAGTGGTCCAGTTGCCGGATGGCGGCTGGCTGTTGGTGTTGCCGGTGGTGCAGTAGTAGACCACGCCATTGAAGAGCACGACGTTGCCGGGCACGTAGGCCTGGGTCGAACTCCAAGTCTGAACCGAGAAGCCCGGGCCGCCCAAGTTCAAGGACTGCTGTGTGTTGCACAGGACGCCTAGTTTCCACACGCCAGCGGTCGTGGCATCGTTCATCAACTGGATATCGATGAGCCGCACACCGGATGGCAGGAAGCCAAAGCGGTACGTCGAGGCGATGTTGTCGGTCGAGGCCGCAGCCACGGTTCCCACCGTGTTCGTGTCGTTCGACCCAGCAAGATAGCCGCTCGAGATGATGCGTGGTTGCGCATCGTAGTTCGAGATCAGCGCGCCTTTCGTATTTACAATCGCCATTGCGTAAGCTCCTTATGCCGGCTGGGGACCTGCCCCCTTCGCCTAGCTAAAAATTATCGGGCCCAAATCTGGTAGACGCGGTTCTCTTCCAAGCGGGTGCCGCCAGCGGTCATGAACACGTAGCACTGCCACGGCTCGGACTGCAGGTCATGGCGCTGGCTCATGTTGGTCGTGATGTCATTCCACACGCCCAAGTGCAGGCCTTCGCGCTGCCACAAGTGCACCTTGACGGACGTGCCGGCCTGATCGTCCGTGCCAGTGAGCAAGCGCTCAGAGCGCACGAAGTCGATTCCGAGGAAACGCTTGACGCGCCCCTCCTCGAGCACAGGCTGGTCGTTGAAGTCGCGGCTGATCACCTGCGCTTCGGCCATCAAATTGTCGAGCTGGCGCGCGCCGGCGACGCACACGAGGCCAGAGTTGGGGTCGCCCGGATCGCCCTCGTCATCCGAGTAGGCTTCGTTCTGCATCGCGAGCATTTTCGCTTGGCGCAGCTTGGCGACCGTCAAACCCGTTGGCGCGGTGGCGCCTTGGTTCACAGAGATGATGTTGCCAGCGGGTAAAACGGTGGCAGTCGCGCCGGCGACGCCGGTCTGGGCGGTGCCACCTAAGGCCGCGATCAGCAAGTCATCGTATTGGCGGTTGGCCGCGTTGTGGGCGTTCTTGGTGAACTTGCCCTTGGGGTCAATCTGCAGGCGCAGCTTGTCGAAATTATCGAACAGCTGCGGCAAGTCGTAATCGGACGGGTACACCCAGCGACGATTCGTCGGGGCGTCCACGCGTTGCATTGGGCCGTAGCGCTGCGTGACGGGCTGCATGGCAACCGGTCCAACCTGCTCGACAGGCGAGGCGGCTTGGCCGACGTACTTGTCTTCGGTGGCCCACTTGCGCAGGCGGGAGGTCTTCTGTTGAACGAGCTCGTTCAGCTGCTTGGCGAACTGCTGGACGTAGAACGTAACAATGTTTGTTGACACGGACGGTGCTCCGAAAAGGGAATAAGGATTCGCTTCTCGAAGGCCGTGTCCGTGAGGGGGCGCTTCTAACCCTTGGGGAAGGGCCTACACCGGAGCTTTGCTCCCGTCAGCGGGGATCAGGTCCTGACCGTGTCCGCGTTCGTGGCCGGGACTATTTCAGAGGTCGCGGGCACAATCAAGGGTCGATGTGTGAGACGCGTCCAGCATATTCCGCTTCGAGCACGCGCAGGTCATTGCAGCAATCGCTCGCTCCGTGCCAATCGCAGACCTCGACTTTGTGGTTTAGATACGCAATCAAGGCAGCCCGCGCCTTCGCGTAGGCGGCCTCGACCGCGTCATCGATGGAAAGATTCACTCCGAAGCCGTGTCGGGCTCCGCGGCGGGTGCCGGCTCAGCGGCTTTTGGCGCGCGGTCTGCTACCTCCGCCGCGACCGCTGCCTCGCGCGCCTTGATTTCATCGGGAGTCAGATCAACTATTTTCTCGTCAGCCATGTTCGTCTCCTAGTTTGCGTGACCATTTGCGATGCGCTCGACCAGCGAATCTCGATGCTGTTGGGCCTGCGGATCCTTCCATTGAAAGTCCGAGATCTTGCCGGCCGCCCGATCCGCCATGATCTGATCCCACTCGGCCTTCGCAGCGCTCGCTCCGCCCTCGAACTTGCCGCCGCCATCGCCGCCCGCAAAGCTCGCCTCGGTGTTACCGGCGCCGAACTTCCACATGGCGGTCATGAACTTAGTCGTGCCGAGCACCGACTCAAGCGTGCGCATCTGCATATCGTTCAAGCCCCCGACTTCCTTGGCGAGCCACTCCTTGCCGCGGGCGCCCAAGGCCACGCGTTCCTTGTAGTTCGAGCCCCACTCCATCTCGAGGGTCTTCAATGCCGTCGCGCTCGCCGTGTCCTCAGCCGCGCGAAGTTCCGTCTCCAAGCGCACCACGGCCTTTTCGTAGCCGGCGGCGAGCACTTTGGCCATCGCCGGGGGCGCGCCCGCCTCGTGCAGCACGTCCTTCAGGTAATTGGTGAACTGCGGATACGGTGAGTCCTTGGGCGGTGCGATCTCGTACTTGTCCGCGCTCTCCGGCACGCCCATCGAGGTGCGCCAGGCTTTGACCGCATTCTCATCTGCTTTCGTGACCGTGCCGGTTTGCGGATCAACCTTGTCGGCCGGGTAGCCCTTTAGGTTCGCGGCGGTGCGTAAGCTCGCCGCTTCCTTCTCGAGCCCCTGCGCGGTCTTCGCGAGCGTGAAGGGATCGGCGTAGTTTTTGTTCGCTATCCAGTCGCGCGTATCTTTTTGTTCCGGCGCGGTCCAGTCCTTCCAGAAGCCCTCATTGGCTGCTGGCTGCTGTCCTGCACCTGCCGGCGCGCCTGCTGCGGGCGCTGCACCTGCGGGCGGCGCGGCGTCGGCTGGCGGCGCTGCTGCGCTGCTAAGCGCTGCTGTTGCTGGTGTCGACATAATTTGACTCCTTCCATTCCATTTGCGTTTTAATAAATTCGAGCACATCGAAGTGCCCTAATCGCCGCCACGTCTGATACTCGTCCGTGCGCCCGTTGTTGTCGAGCACATTGGGCGGCAGCGCGTGGCTGAACTTCGTGTGCAGAGCCTCGAGCACCAGCACGCCGTGGGGCGAGCCTAAGACCTCGCGAAAGATGCGCGCGCGATCACGGATGCGAGAAAGCGCCTTCGCCTTCTCAATCTCGTTTTCCTGCTCAACTGTGCGCTCAGCCATCAGTCAAGCCCAGTGTTCGGGAACGGCCACAAGCGCTTCATCGGAGTCTTGAGCATGATCGAGGCAGGCGATATGGTCACTGTCACCGTCTGCGAGGTGGCAACCTCCACGCCCGTCTTCACGGCCACTATCTTGATCTGATACGTGCCGGATGGCGTGACCAGCCCCTTCGGCGGCATGTTCTGCGGGCGCGCTGAATTGCCGGTGGGAGATGCGACAGATCCAGCAGCATAGGTCGTTGACGTGAGCCCAGATACCGTAGCTTGGCGAATCGCCACATTCTGATTCAGCACGCCGTTCACGTACACGTTGTAGCTATCGGGCGCGATCCCGCCGAACGGTCCCCACGCAAGATTCACCGAGCCGTTTAGGTTGTCGTAGGCATCGACGCGCCCGCAACTCGTGGTCGGCATTTAAGCAGCCTGCGAGACGCTGGGCGCGCCACCAGAGCCGCCGGCCGCGCTCGCCGCCGCTGCAGCCTGGGCCAGGTTCTTGACGCCCGTGGTAACTGCCAACGCGTTCGGTGCTTCCTGCTGCTGTTGCTGCTGATCGTTAGCGTGCTGCATGAGCGCCGTGACCTGCTCCTCGGAGCGGATGAGCTTCGCGGGGCAGCCGCGGATGTTCGCCATCTCGCGCCCCGCATCGTGCATGTCCATGATGAGCTTGGCCGATGGGTCGATCTGCGATATCTGCGCGATGTCGGACACCGTGTTCATGATGGCGGTGCCCTCCTCAGCCCGCAGCGCCCGGGCCAATGGGCTCGTGTACTCGATCCGCATGCCACGCTTGGAGCGCAAGAGTTCAATCGGCGGCGGCGGGAACTGGCCAGCCTCGGAGAGGATATCGATCTCGCGAAAGATCAACGGCCCCAAGAACTCCGACTGCTGGCGACCCATGGCAGGGGCGATTAGCTCGCCCTTTTCCTGGGCGCGTAACAGCGCCTCAGTAGCGGTCATGTTCGGGTTCTGCACCAGAATCTGGAAGAGCGTGTTCAGAAACGTGTCGCGGATCACCTGGCGGGTGCCATCGAGCATCTTATCCGCAAGCTGGAAGTTCGACTTCGACTCGAACGGCATCGCGAGCGGCTTGCCGTCCTGCGTCATCATGCCGTAGTTGTTTGCGCCGGAGCGCTGGTTGAAGTTGTTGAGGACAGATTCCTCAGCTAATAGGATAGGCGGGTCCACAGCCTTTTGGCCTGCGCGCAGGCCTGTCTTGACCATCTCGTTAGCGGTTCGGACATCAGGGAGGCAAGTCGTCGCTGGGCCGCGGCCGTAATTCTCTCGAGGCGCCACTCGGTACCGTCCAATAGCACAAGGGAATGTGCGATAGCCTCCCCGACTGAGGATGGACTTATCGCCAAGGTAGATGTACCAGCATTCAAATTTCTTCCCCTTATCGCCATACGCATACGGCACATGATCGGGATTCGGGCGGATGCAGTGCAGGAAGTCGAACTCCTGGTATGGGTTCGTCGCGAGCACGCGCGTGATCGCGGTGGGTACATTGCCGATGCCCCAGTGCTGCACCGCTTGCTTGGCGGAATAGCGAAACTTGCGGAAGATCGTGTCGACCATGCCCTGATGATTCAGCGCCCACACCAGCTCCGATAAGGGGATCGATCGGTAGCGCAGGCTGTGCCCGCGCATCTCATCGACGTAAAGGCAGTTGTTGCCGTAGGCGCCCAAGGACATGTAGCACTCGTCCGTCTGGCTCGCGAAGTTCGCCTCCGGGTGATAGCGGGCGGCGAAGCGGATCTTCGTGACCTGGTCCATGTACTTGGCGACCGCCGGCACATCATCGAGGGTCTCATCGTCTGGCCGGGACTTCTCCCACACCTGGCTGCGCGGAGTCAGCATCGCCTCCATGCATGCTGCGAAGCGCTCATTCGCGATGATGGCGGTTGAGTCAAAGATGCGGGTGTTGCGATTCACGCCCTCGGCAAAGTCACCGAGGAACGAATCATTCGCCGGGAAGACGAACTGCGCGGCCGTGTTCCACAGCGCCCGAAAGTTGCCCTGCTTGCTCCGCAGGTCCTGGTAATGGCTGATGATCGAGTTGGCGTCGTCGCTCAATTGAGCACCAGGTTGGCTCGCGCCATCGCTAGGCCCATACATGTGAAATTGGCCAACAGATCCCAGGGATTGCGCGTGCGCCGGGCTTCGGCCGCGTCTAGCTCGAGCATCTCGTTCGCGCCGCCGTACTCATCCACGTACCATTCCATGAGTTCCATCGCTTCGGGCTCGGTGAGCACCAATTGAAACGTATCGAGGGGCGCGCCCTGGTCGGCTGCAAAGCGATGCAATGACTTCGCCTTGTCGAGCGCTGCGGGGCTCACCCTAAGGTCGCTTTGCCCACGACTGGCGCGGTGTTGCCAGCGCCCGCGTAGATGTTGGCAAGCGCGCCGCGGCGCATGCGCATCGCGTCAGTCTGGGACTGCGCGGCATTCGCCGCATCGTTCGGGTTCGGTACGCCAGGCGGGGTGGGCGGAGTCTTCGGCTTGAACGTGCCATAGAGCGGATCGGCCTTTTCCCCAAAGGCCAACGTGATCGGGTCGGCCTTGTGCGCGACGTGCGCGATTCCGGACAGGAAGCTCATGGCGCCCGACACTGCTGTAAGTGCCGGGCACAATCAAGGGCGCTCACATGATGGAGTACGCAGGTCGCGCGCGTTTTCCACCCAATACCCCACGCAACACCACGCGCCCCTCGCCACAGCCGAGCATGCGGTACTGATCGGCCTCGCACACGTGGGAGACCGCGTTCTTCTCCGGCTTATCGTGATAGCGGTCATCGCCGGTGATCTGGATGCGCCGGTAGCGATACTGCCCGGCCATGCCGCGGCGAAGTGTCGGGCAGCCTTGCGGATGCACCTGCCAGCCGGCCTGGCCGTCGACGAGCTTACTCATCGCTTGGGCGTGCGCCTCGCGCCTGATGGTCGGATCATTCGTGTGGGCGGGGCGCATCTCAGGGAAGCCATTCGCCCGCATGATCTTGAAACAACTCTCCTCGGAATCGGTCTGGCTGTCGGCATCGCCAGCTGGGTCTCCCGTCATCGAGTCGAACTGAAACTGCGAGCAGTGCTGGTTCAGGAACCCCTTGAGCGTATCGGAGAACTGCTTCGCGCCCATGTGCTCGGTGACCACCTCCCAGCGCACGCGATGAATGCCGGTAAAAGACCGCTGCCCGATAGCGGCAGCGGGAGTCAGTCCGTAGTCGACCCCGAGGGAGAGTGGCAGTCGCGGATTTAACTCAAACTCCTTGACGTGCAGGATCTCGCGAAACTCCGGATACACCGGCCGCCCGTCCTGCACGAAGCCATACTCGCCGCGGATGTAAACCTTCTTCCACTCCTCGGACTTGCCAGCCGAGGCCTTCGCGTAGTACGCCGGCGGCAGGTTCGCTAGGTTCTCAGCGTCCGGTGAGTTGGCATCAGGCTGCGCAAAGAATTCAAACAGCGGCTGGCGCTTATCGAGCAGCCCTTTCTCGCGCATCTCCGCCTCGGCAAGCTTCACCGACTCCACGAGCTGCGAGTTGCGTTCGCTCGAGGTGTCCTCCTCGGCGAGCACGTACCACCAGTGATCGACCTGCGGGGGGTTCGTATCCATGATGATCTGCGCGCCCACGCAGCCGCCATCTCGAGCGGAGGGGAAACGCCCCACGCGCCCCGTGAGTCCGTCGAGCAGCTCCTTGCCAACCTCGCGCGCCTCGTTGATCCATGCGGCGGTGAGTTCCATACCTAAGACCTTGCGCACATCCTGCGGCCGGTCGAGCGAGACGAAGATCACCTCGAGGTCCAACTTGTCATCGATGATCCGGTGGGTGGGCGGACCCTGACCGCGCCATGAGCCGATCGACTCGGGCACCCACTGGTGCCAGGTCTTGATGGTGGTCGTGACGAGTTCGGGGTAGGTGTTGCGGATGATGGCGAAGCGGGCGTGCTTGCGCCCATCCTTTTGCACGTGCTGCTTATCCGCAATCGCCAGCAGCTTCATCACGCACGCGGTGGACTTGCCGCCACCGATCGGGCCACGAAGCCCTACGAGGAAGGCCTGCGACAGGAGGAAGCCGTCGCAGACTACCCCGGGGCTGCGATAGACGTACTCGACCGTCACTTTGAGAGCTGTATCACGAGTGAGATCGCGCTGCCGTCTGGGCTTGTGATCTCGGTGCGGGCGAGTTTCGGCACGTGGTATTCGACTAGGTCATTGAAGCAACGTAGCGCCGCCTGCGCCCCGTCGACCTTGTAGACCTCATCCAGCCATTTTTGCAAGTTGTTGGCGTTGCCGTCGACGAATGCGGCAATGGCCTCCCGTGCATTGATGGTCGCCTTGTTGGGCGTACCCTTCTTGCGCCCCCCGAACTTACTGCCCTTGGGTACCGGCATATCGCCCCTACTTGCGCGCCGCCGCCGACATCTTGGCCATCTTCGCAGCACCGTACTTGCGCCGGCCGATGTAGGCTGCGAGCGCCCCCGGATTGCTCACGCCCTTCTTGTGGGATAGTTCGCCCTCGAGCTTCTTGAAGCGTCCACCACCACCCACCTTCATGCTGTCAGCCATAGCCTTCGCCCTCCAACGTTGATTGATTGCGATCCCCTGCCCGGCTCCTCACCACCTGGTGACGGCGCCAGTTCTGCCCGGTGAGAGCGCTATACGCATCGAGTCCCTCGGCGGCGAGCGTGCGCAGGTCCCGCGCCGTCACGGGTAATTTGGTCTGGTTGTCCATCTCAGCGACCACGATGATCTGCAGGCACTCGCGTAGCACATCGATCGCCCTGGCGAGCTTGGTGTTGCCGTCCTGGGCTAAGCGCGCCGTCTCCTGCCAGATAGTCGCATCGCGCGGGTCTAGGTTCGGCAGGTTCGGCTTCTTGGGCTGCACGGCCGCAGACTTTTTCTTGTGATGCGAGCGCTTCGGCTTCACGGGCTCGATGGCGTTCATACGGCTTCCGGGGCTAGTGTGCCGTTTGGCTGCGTCGCTTTCTTGCGATCCCTGCCGCTATCGAAGGTGTTGGCGCCGCGCGGGGGTTTGCTTTTCTTAACAAGCCGGCGGTGCGTCTTATCGAAACGCGGATCCTTCGCCTGGCTCGGGGCGTGGCCAAAGCGTTCCATGACGATGCTGGCGATCGAGAAGGCAAGATCCTTATCGCCGCGCGTTTCAAGCACCAGCAGGATGTCCTGCTCATCCGGGTAGTAGGTGCCGATGGTGATCAGCATGGTCTTGCACATCCGGATGGCTTCAGAGAGCACTCGGTCGCGAATCAGGTTCGGCTGTTTTATCATGACGGCAGATTCTCCAAGATCATTGTTCCCTCGTTCTCCAAGTCCCAGTCGCGATGCTTCTGTGCCTCCCAGCGCGGCAGGAATCGCCACTCGACACCAAACTCGTGGCCTGACGCCATCAACTGCAGCCCATCCGGCACGGCCGCGCGATCATATTCCGTCAACGTGATGCCGGTCTTTGACAGACTCCACAACGCGACTACGGCGATCTTCTGCCAGCGCCCCTGCAGTTCCGACAGCGTCGCCCGATGCTCGCCGCGTTCCGGCGCCATCCGCTTCTTGGCGTCCTTGATCGGTATGAAGGACAGCGAGATCCGGTCCGGCTGGCGATCCTCGAGGAGCACACGATCCATCGGCAGCCTCGCCATGTCCTCGCGCAGCATCACGAATCCCTTGGGCGCAAGCTTCCAAATCATGACCACCGCGATCTGCGCCCAGCCCCAGGAGAGTTCCGGAAGCGCGCTCATCGAAGCGTCAGCCACATGCAGAGCCAAAACACGGCGCCAATAGCGAGCAGCAGCGTCACCCACCGATCGCCTCGCATGCGCTTCTTGGCGCCAGGTGGCGGAATGTAGATCCGGTCGTTGACGTCCATCTAGAGCTCAACCTCCCGCAGCACCCACCGGTTCTTCGCGTTCTTGCGCCAGCCGTGCACGATCACGCGAATCGCCTTGCACACGAGCGGCCAGTTCTCGTGCTCTGTGATCTTGGTCACACGCGCCGCCACGTTGTCCCCAGATGTCGTCTGCACGCCGATGATCTCCTCGCCCTTCACGCAGAGGATGTCGATGAAGCCGAATAGGTCCTTGGTCACGAACTGAAACGGCACCCGCCGCTCGACGATGTCGCACACGTAGCCCAGCGCCCGCATGTGCTTTAAGGATCGCTGCGTCGGGCTGTTGCCGGATTTCTTCTTGCGAGCTGGCTGCGGCACGGATGGCGTGTGAACCCAAGGGTGCGCGACTTGCGTGTCCACCTCAGGCGCCCGCGTCCGCATCAAAGGCGTCACGCTGCCTATCAGGCGCCTTGAACGAATCAAGGCCGAGCGTGAAACCGGTCGGGTCGCAGAACACCAGCATCGCGTCCTTGCCGACCTCGTCGACCCAACCTGAGTTTGGCGGCGTACCGACAACATCGACCTGAAACTTGATGCCGTCTTTGAGTTGCGCCTTGATGATCTTCACCGGCAGAGAGTCGTAGCTGTGCGCCGCGATGGTGTGCACCGCGTGGTTGATCGAATCGGCGAGCGCGTCAGCCAAGCGATCTATAACCTCCTGCTGCTTCTCCGGCGGCAGCGCGACGTAGCGCGGTGAATGCACTTGCAGTTCGACTAGCATGGCTTTTAGCACCTGCTGGCCGACCGAATCGATTACCTTCGCGATCATGTCCATGTCATTTCCCCTTTCGTGTTTCGATGTTTTGTTTGATGCGCACTCGCCCCGGAATCGCCTCACCGTAAATGCGCTGGTATGCCTCACCGAACTCGCCCTCGAGCCGGTTCATCACAATGGCAATGCGCGCGGCGGCCTGGCGGTCCTCGCGACCCGTGACGCCGGCGAACAAATCGCGCCCCGTCTTGGCATGCAGCGCAGTCGCCAAATCGATCTCAGCGTCGAGTTGGATGAAGCTCAGAGAGCCCTGGCCTGCATAACCCTGCACGCTGACCTGTTTGGAACTACTTTGGCTCACGTTGCACAATCCTGACTGCACAAACGTGAACAGCCTTGTGCACAAACGTGACGGCTTGCTGCACACAACCCCCTGGGGCTTACAGCCCCATAGGGGGCCTTTGTGCACCAGCTTTGGGCAGCTTTGTGCAAATCCTTATCAGCTTTGTGCATCAGCTTTGTGCACCTATTGGGGCACGCATGAGCCCAATCTTGGGGCTGCGATTCGGGTACTTCCCGACTGGCCCCTCGACGATGCGGGCGCCGAGACGGAGCCGATTCATCGCCTCGAAGAGTTCTTTTTGGGTGAAGTCTTGCGCCAACTTCATGTCCCGAATCTTGCGAGGCAAGTAATCGGGCGAGCTTTTACCCTCTGTGGTTCGAACACTGGACTCAGCGAACCGATCAAGCGCCTTGAGCACTATCTCGTCCGCCGCCTCATCGCGCCGCCCGAAGCTATACCGATCGCTGATCCCTGAACCGGCCTCCAAGGCGGTTTCGAAGACGCCTTGCCGATAGATCAGTTTTCGATAGTCTTTGACGGTGTAATTTGTTTTGCGCTTCGCGATGTAGCGCACGTCCGGATCCGCTTCCGGCTCATCTTCTGATTCGTCCTGGTCTGGCAACTTCATACCCATGTACCAGCGCATGCGGACCGAGTTCTCCCACGCGGTCGAGCCTGAAAACTCAGAGTCCTCCTGCTTGCCAGGGTGGGCAAGAATAACGGTGCCGTGTGGCCGGCCCCGGGCGAGTCCCGTCATGCCGTTCACGTAGGTGGTGACGTGGTGGCGGTCATTCTCCTTACCACCGAAGGTCTGCCCGATGTTGTCGATGAAGGTCACATCGGCGCAATAGTCATTCACCTGCGCGCCCAACTCACCCATCAGGGGTGTCCATTTGGGCGCACCATACTCGGCGTAGAAAAGCGTGTTGTCGAGTCCTGAGCGCGGCTCAATCATGAGCTGCCCTTCGAGCGCATCCATGGGAACGCCTAGGTATTTGCAGATGGCGATTTGCCGGCGCCACAACTCGTCGTGATCGTCCTCGCAAGCCCAGAAAAGCACTTTCTTTGGCGCGACGATGGCATCGAGGAAGTTCCTGCCGAGCGCCAATGCGGTGGCTAATGTCTGCGCGAGCAATGTCTTGCCGATACCGCCGCGGCCGGCTAGGAGCGTAGTGCCAACGCCGAGCCAATGATCTACCGCCCACGTGCGTATCGGGGCTTCGAGCGATTTTAATTCCGTCCAGAGCATAGGACGCCGGACCGGCCCGGCTGGCGTGGGCGCCAGAAGCCACATCGTCACATCGCGCTTCTCGATGAGCGCATCGGCCAAGTCCCACCCCTTCGGCAGCTCCGGCGCGAAGTCCGCCGGGTCGACGATGCGCACCTCCTTGGCAAACTTCTTGAGCTCCGTCTGCATCCACGCCATCGCCTTGCGTCCCGCGGCATCGCAGTCCGGAATCAGCACCACCGAGCGACCGGTTAAAGGCGCCATGTCGATCTGCCCCGTCGATGCCGCACCGCCCGGCCAGGTGGTCGCGATCCGATCGGGAAAAAGCTTCTGGGCGGCCATCGCCGTCTTCTCGCCCTCGACCATAATCACCGGCACGTCCGGCTCGTTGGTTAAGCGGTCGAGTTGAAACAGCGGGCGTGGATTCGGGTGATGCGCCCACTTCCAACCGTCCGCAGTTTTCACCAGCGGCCGGATGTCCTTCTTGCCGTCTGGCTGCTCCCATCGGCATACCCGCATGATCGTGGTGCCGCTGCCGTTGCGGTAATCCCAGTAAGACTGGTATGCACCGAGTTGAAAATGCGATTCGGGCGGACCTGATGGGGGGCGATACGATGAGTCGCGCTGCGCATGCAGCACAGCCCCTTTCGCCTCGAGCGCCGCGGCAATGTCTTTGTAGTCGCAGCCCGCATAGCAGACCAGCGCCACGCCATTCTCGCCGTCTGCCAGGAACAAGGATGGATCCGAATCCTCGTGCGCCGGGCAGCAGGCCTTCCAGCCTTGCGGTGAGCGCTTGGGCTTGGCAAGGAGACTCGCGCACCGTTCCGCTGTCCATACGGCTTGAGTGGTGTACGACATCAAAATGCATAACGTCCGGTGTCAACGCGAAAATAGATTGCTGCAGCCCGCTGGGCTACCGTCCACTCTGGGTAGTTCGCGAAGTCTTTAGCGGCTTCAATCGTGTCCCAGTGGTAGAAGGGCCGCTCTTTGGCCTCAGATATGATCAGATCGACGTACTCGGTACCTCCGATGACAGCGGGAACAAATGGCACTAAGGGAATGCCATCTTCCATCTCCATCAAGTCGGTAAGCAGCAGAACGTGTTTTCCTGAATGTGCCGCCAGTTCGGTGGCTTTCGTCATAGCGATCTCATCCCACTGCGTCGCCACGCCTTTGACTTCCGCAAAGCAGCCCATGCGCGGCAACCAGAAGTCAGGCAAATACCAGTGCGTCGGCAACTGAAAGCCTTCAGGCTCGTAGACCCATTTGATGTCTGCATAGTCGAAGGCGATGGCCCATCGCGCCTCAGCGCGCGACCTGAATTTGACGCCGTTGTATTCGCTTGGAATGCTGCGAAGTCCGCTCACGTCCGACACCTGGACGCGAAAACCACCGACAGCGCCCTACCCGCTTGACGCTTAAGGTTGGAATAGGGGGAGTGCGGCCGGCGGGCGGAAAGTGTTAAATTTCGGCACTCAACGCCACCATGGAGGGAACGGATATGTGGAAAAATAAAGAACTGCTTGAGTTCGTGGGATTGACCATTGCTTGGCCAGCGCTGGCTTTTCTGGCAGTTTTTCACACGCTGAACGTCGAACTCACCAATCACCAAGAAGCGGCGGTTGGCCTTGCAATCAGTGGCATCTTGGCTTGGGTCTGGCGTAACCACTAGCGCGCTCATTTCGCCCTACTCCGGCTTCTTCCAGCATCTCCCGCCTCAAAGCCGGGCAACTCCGTCTGCATGCCGTTCGCGAGGACTCGCTTGGCATATACCGTGTAGGCACGATGCTTCCTATCAGCCCAGTCCTGCAGGATCTCCCGCGCCACGGTTTGCATATCCTTATCGAAGGCGTCGGCCTCTGCCTCGAGCGACGCGGCGATGCCGTCGGTGATACCGAGTCGAAAATCCTTGAGAGGAATAGCCACTTAAGCGGCGGCGCCGGACTTGCTCTGATCCCACAGCCGCATGATGGCAATGCCCAAATCGAACTTGGGCTGCTCGATTTCGCCGAGCTTGATGCGGTTGATCGTGGACTGCGCGACGTAGACCCCGCTCTTGGTGATTTCATCCGCAATCGACTGCTCGGTGTAGAGCCCGGATTTGATCAGCGCGAGAATTACATCAGCAGGTTTGTCCATTCGCCGATGTTAATGCACGAATGTATTAAACGCAATACATGATCGCATTTCACATCGTGGATAGTGCGACGCATAATGCACACATGCATATTCTGTCGCCAATGGCCACAGTAATCACCGAGTTAGCCCGGCGGAAAGGCGGCCAAAAGAGAGGCAGGCCGTTCATCAAGCCGGACGGCAAGGTCAATGCCAATGCTTTGAGTGATGCAATGACCGAGGCAGGATTTCCGCTGCCGCAGCCGACCATCACACGGATTCTGCAGGGCAGAGGTGCCAGTGCATCCACCGTGAAAACGCTCGCGGACTATTTCAACGTCAAGGAAGCCGTGATTCGCGGCGAGATGGGGCCATCCGAGGGTATCGAACTCAGTACAGAAGCGCGCCACCTGGCGCAAAGCTTCGATGAGATGCCCTCCTCCATCCGGCAGTTCCTTTGGGACGTGCGCGATGCATGGGTGCGCCTAAAAGATGGCGATCCCTTTCTCGCCGAGCAGCTCCTCGACACCACCAAAACCACCTAAGAAGTAAGCCAACGGATTAGCCTTATGTAAGGTCAGCGTGTAGCTATTTCACAATTCAATGCGGCCATGTATTGACTCTAATACACGTATGCATTAATCTCGCTCCCATGGTTCACATGGAGGCGATTATGAAGTCCACGGTTTTACTCCTCGCGATCACCCTCACCGGCTGCGCCACCCTAGAACGGCATCCGTACGCCACTGGCTTCGCCGTCGCCATTGTCGCCGGCTCCATCGCGGCATCGGTGCATCACGATGACCAACGCGGCGGTCCGGCCGCATCCTCGATCGGTACACCTTTGTGTGCTGCGGGGAGCTGCCGATGAGTTCCCCCGACGGCCCCGAGGAGCGCACGGCGTTCTACGACGAGTCCTTCAGCCGCGATGCTTCGGAGGATGCAGCGACGCGAGCGGACGAGGCACGCGATGACCTGCTCAATCTAGCGGAAGCGAAGATGCTCAGCTGGGCGATCGACCGGGTGCTCGCATGAACGGCTTCGTGTGTTGTGCCTGCGAGTACCGCTTCCCTGAAGCCGCAGCGCTGCAAACGCAAGTCACCGGCGGCTTCATCGAGTTCTGCTGCCCCTACTGCGGCTCGGATGACATCGAGGACGCGCAGAACCTCGAGCAGATCCAGGCGAGCAAGGCGAAGGCGCGTGAATCGCTCGGCCGCTTTCGCAGTGAGTTCGACGCACTCGTGTCAACGGGCGATGAGGCGTATCGACGCGACATGGTTGACGCCGGCCGCGGCCACCTGGTGCGCTCATGAAGTCCACCATCATGATCATTTCGCCCTTCATCCTGGGCGGCCTCGTGCTCGGCGCAATCAAAGCTGCCGAGATCTACGCCAAGTGGCGCTACCGCCGTGCGGTCGAGAAGCGCAACGCGAAGCTTAAGCGCCACGGTCTCACACCTTTCCGCGGCACGAAGAAGCTGCAGGAGCCGCTGCTATGAGCTACCTCGAAAAGCTACTCAAGGCCTCCAACGACATGATCGCGAAGGACAAGGAAATCGCTGCGCTGCTCGCGATCATTGCCGAATACCGAGTCACGGTCGGACTGCAAGATAAGCGCATCGCGGCGCTCGAAGGCGCTGCGCGCCGCTCCAAGCTTCCGTTCAAGCGCGACCAAACCACACCGGCGCTGCTGCGCCCGCAGGCGGGATGACATGACCAAAAGAATACCGAAACCGGTGACGCCGCAGAGCCTGCTCGAATCCTTAAACACGCTGATCACGACGCCCGGCGTGAGTGATGCCGACAAGATACAGGCCATCGCGATTGCCTACGAGATCGGCAAGGGCGAGGGCCGCGTGCTGGGCGCCGAGTCCATGGGCAACACCATGATCGCATCCTTCAATAAAGCCACGGGTGGCGCATGACCGACTCCATCCAATCCCGGCTCGCGCGCGACGATTACGATGCCATCAAGGCGACCTCGATCACGCGCTTGAAGGAGTTGCGCCGCTCGCCGCTGCACTACCGGTACGCGCTCACGCACCCGAAGAAATCGGCGCCGTTAACGCTTGGCATAGCTACCCACGTCGCGACGCTAGAGCCTGAACGGTTTGAGCATGATTACGCCGTGTGGACGAATCGCACGGAGGCTGGCGCCTGCTCGCCCCGCCGCGGCAAGGTGTGGGATGAGTTCGCAGAACTTCACGCTGGCAAGATCATCCTAAAGGACGACGAGGCGCAGCTCGCGCAAGCGATAGCGCTCGCGGTGCGCTCTGACCCCATCGCGATCAAGTACCTCGCCGTCGGTGATCCTGAGATATCGCTGCACTGGATGATGGGCATGCGCGAATGCAAGGGCCGCGCGGACTGGCTCACCAACATCGACGGATAGAAGGTGCTGGTGGGATTGAAGACGGCGCGCGACTGCCGGCACATGGTGTTCGGCAGTCAG